CCTCACCTCCTCTGGAGTTGTGTTCTGATATTTATATGATGCTTCTCAACTTGTCCCAAATGCCCAGTTTTTTGTTTGATTTCTTACGGCTTCTAATGGTTTTGAGATCATTGTGATATGCTGGTGGTATCTCTGCCGCTTCTTGTGGTGTGTATCCTCTGGCACATCTTGAATGAAATCTCTGTTTGGTCTTTTTGGTGTCACCCCAATGGTTTCTTGCGTATGTCAACCAACGACCTCTGTCTGTGAGATGGAATCTATGATTGTTGGCTTGCTGTGTTCTGGTAACCCAACGGCAATTGTGGGCAGAATATTCCCAATGGGGATTGATCCTGTCCAGTTCCAGATGTTCTTCAAAATCATCTCCCATGTCCTCCCAGAAGTTGAGGAATGCCTGTTCTGGTCCCACCACATTTCTATTCCAAGAATCTTCTATGGTGACATGCTCATAATTACGATATTTCTTTTCCACCCTCTGGGTCATACTATAAAATCTACGCCATAGTGGTATGTTGTGTTTTCTTACTGCTGTGAATTGACTGCTCATTGTTTCTCCTTTGTTTCATGTATTTAGTTGTTGCTGAATGATTACCTTAGATATTGAACTGGCGTTCAATATAAAAACGCTGTCGCGTTTTTTTGTTCTCTCTTAATCCTTAAGAGGTAAGAGAACTTTTAGTAAAAATATAAAAAAATACCAAAGTCTCTTTTGAGAACAATCAACAGCATCCATTGTGGGTAAAGGGTTCACATATCTTACCCGCCTTTGAGGTGGACTACTTCCGCTATCACAAACAGGCCCTGATTGTAGCCTGACTTAAGACATAGTTTGTGATGCCTAACACACAAAAGTTTCCAAAATGTGTTAGCATAACTGCTCATTGTTTTATACTGTCCTCGCCTAACAGTCTCAGTCGCAACTGACCTACGCAATCAGAGGGTGCGATCAACTCTTCAAAATTTTTGGTGTTGCTATGTTGCCTTGGATAATTTGCCTAATGCCTATATGTGTATATAGTCTCAGACTGAAAAAGGTGTTGATTCTTGACTTGGTGGGTTTGGGAGATTAGGGGAGTTTGTATTGTATTATTCCAATGGCATTAGGTCTTAATAAGAGCAAACTCCCCCAAAATTAGTTGAGAAAACAAAATCAGAATTAAAGATGACAGTCTATTAACCTGTACAACTAATCATTTGTATTTATCGCTAATCTTGTTTTACACCGCAATAATGACGCAGAAGTGTGATCCAATTGATATTGAACTTGCCTGTTTTGGGATCTTGATAATTTCTACACACACTACACATTTTGGCGTAAAAACTGCCTCTGGCTCTGTTCCAAGGATTTGGATGATTCAATTTGATTGCCACCCTGCGTCTTGTTTTACAGGTGCGTGGACAATCCTCACATTTTTTTGGTGTGTATTTTAGGCGTTGTCTCAGGATAACATTATCATTCTCAACTGATCTCTCAATATCAATGTATTTTTCCAGACGTTTCCTTAGACCCTTCATACCAATATTTACGGTATGATTACATTTTGATGATTAGATATGAAATGATTCCTACCAGTTGAGCAAACACAATGCCCACTGCCCAATTGAATTTGTTGGATATGCTTTTGACATCTGTTTCCAAGTGTGCCAGATGGTTGTCTTTGATGATGTGTATTTCTTGCTCCATAAGAGCCAGTCTTTTGTCTATGTTTGAATAATCTTTCAATGTTTGTAGATATTTTTCTTGTATATCTTGTTCATTCATTGTCATTACCTATGCTGATCGTTTTTCTACGTTGATTCTGAATTGTCTTGAATCTATCAATCCTGAGCCTGTGGTAATTTTGGCTGTGACCTCATACGTTCTGTTTGCCACGCCACCGCTGAATTCAGCAAATGTGACTGTGCTGTTCACTATGCCTGAATTGTGTAGTGTGAGTGGTGCTGGATCATTTCTTCTTGCGTTGTGTGAATAAACAACAGACGCCAGTGTGTCGCCAGACTCTAACCATTGATTCCATTGGAAAGAATATTGAAGTCTTGCTTCAGGATCTTTGGATATTTCTAAACCATTGGCAGTTTTGATAAAACCTTCTCTATTTATTGCCATATTAGTCCCCTTCTATTGTGTAAAGTCTGTTCTCGTCTCTCACTGTGTGGAGTCGTTGTTCACTTTCTATGGTATTTATACGAGACTCGTTTGGTACCGTGTAAATCAAGTCAAATACTTGTAATTCAAAAGCAATCGCTGACAGACTTGTGTTGATGTTAAATGTGCTGTTAATGTCTACCGTTTTAACAGCGGTTGTGCTCATTGTCACTGTGCTTGTTAGAGCGCCAGAAACAAATCTTAATCTTGTGCCACTGACAGACATTGTTGCCTGTGTGTCAATTGATGTGACACCCACAAGGTTTGCTGTTGCCTGTGTTGTGAATGACATCGCATCTGATATTGTTGCTGTGAAAGGTCTTATTCTTTCTATGCCAGCAGTCAGAGTGATGTTTGCTACACTTGAGGCAGTAATTTGTATTTCTGGAATCTTTGTAAATTCTATTGCTAATGTGGCTGTGCTGTCAAGTGTGGCTTCGTGTTCTACCAACACATTCGCCGTAATAGATAAAGTCACTTCACTGTTCAATGTTGCTACACCAAATCTTATTCTGTCGCCACTTGCTGACATTTGAGCCGTCACTGTTAATGCTTGTTCTGTGTCTCTTGTCAATTGTACAGTGATACCAAATGCTAAGGCATCTGTCAATTGTGCTTGACCACTTGCTGTGATGTGTGCTTGTGAACCAACTGTGACTGTGCTTGTGAGTGTGGCTTCACCAGAGGCATTTCTATCAGCATCTGCTGTCAATGTTGCTTGACTTGTGAGTGTTGCTTCACCAGGATGTATTCTTGTGACTTCAGCAGATACAGAAGCAACAGAATTTAATTGTGCTGAATTGTTTGTGGTAAAGTCAGCATCCACAGTCATCACAAATTGTGTGTCAGGTACTGTGATAAAGTCTGCTGTCTTAACAGCGGCAGTCAATTGTGTTGCTACCACATCAAACGTGGCACTGAATAATCTAAATTTGTCACCTTGTGCTGTAAGATTGAATTGAGCAGACTGACTACTTTCAAATGTGGTTGTGAATCCACCATCGTCAACCATATCAGTTGAACCATCTGTGCCGTCAAAGTGTAATAATGCCAATGTGTCTTCATCATTACCAAATGCTGAAGTTGCCAATGGTATGTCTGGGTGTGGGAATTCATCAGGATATCTTGCTGAATGTGATATTCTAACTTCGTCTATCCAACCAGCATATCCACCTGTTGATATGCTACCCAACTGAATTCTAATACCAGATGCGTTTGCGGCTATCTGACTGGATGATGCGAACCAGGCTCCATCACTATAACTTGCTCCACCCAATTTGATACCATTCAATCTTAAACGATGTAAGAATTGATTGCTGACTGCTTGGTGTCCTGTCAATGACACGTGATACCAACCATTTGAATTAGGTGGTATGTTTCCGCCTGACGCAGTTATGGTTGTTGAACCAAATTTTGAACTGATTCCATCTCGTAGTACAAGACTCATTTCGTTGTTGGTTGGTGACCCACCTTGGGTTCCTCTGTGTTGTAAGGCAAAATTTATGTTCTGAACACGAGCAATCTCATATGTTTGTCCAAGATTTGTTGACACTGAATTGAAATATGTCCAGTCTGGTCTAAACCAAAATTCTATTGTGTATTCTGTGGTGCTGTTCCAATTCGCAGGTGCGTCAATGTAAGGTGCTGTGTTGTTGCTGTCTGTGGATCTTACAAGGTCATTATTGCCATCAAGGTATAAAGCAGTTGCGCCAAATTGTTGATATGTGTTGTCCAATTGAGCATTTCCCACTGCCTCAAACTCTATGCCTGGTCTTGCCGCATTCACTTTGACTGCCGCCATTGTGAACGCAGAATCTAAACCTGACGATCCTGAAACATTTGACACACTCGCAGACTCTTCTGAGAATGTGATGCTCTGTGATTGGAATCCTGATTGGAACACAATACCAACATCTGCGTTGATTGTTGCCACAGCAACCAATTCACCTGAATCAAGACCAAATCTTAATCTTGCGCCATCTATACTTGCTGTGAATGTTGCTGAAGGTGTGCTTGTTATATCTGTAATTTTTTCTGCTGTGATAGAAGCAGTTGCCTGCGCCACCATTGTGCTTAAACCTGCCAATATGGCATTTACATTCATTGTGGGTGAGAAAGCATCTGTTAGAGTGGCATTGAATTGTTGTAGATTGCCAATTACAGGTGTGAATGTTGCTGTTGATGTCAGTGTGATTGTTGTGTCTCTGAATCTGTCTGCTGACGCTGTTTTTGTGAATGCTGTATTGAATTGAGCACCAAAAGGCACAATTCTTTCTATCAATTGTTGTTGTAATTGTGCTTGAACAGACAATGATGCTTCAAACGGTGTAATTGTTTCTATCTGTTGCTGTACGACGCTAAATGACGCTGTAAACGACTCATTTATGAATCTTATTCTATCGCCTTGCGTTGTGTTTGTGAATTCAGTTTGTAGATTGGTTTGGTTTTCAGTTGTGACATTGACATCTGTTGTCAATGTTGCCACCGCATCTATCACAGCAGTCATATTTCTCAATGCTGAAACAGTCATTGAAGGAATAAAAGCATCAGTTAATGATGCTGATACATCAAACACCTCTCCTATAATGGCAGATAGTTGAGCCTGTGTGTTCAATGCGACACCAACACCAACAAATTTTTGTATGTTGGCAGTCAATGACGCTGTTGATTCTAACGACATTCCTAATTCATCTCTAATCCTACTTGTATTGGCAGTAAGAGCAAATGCTGAATTGAATGTGCCACCAAATCCTCTAATTGCTTTGATTGTGACTGTCAATGTAATTGCGGCATTGGCAGAGACAACAAAACCAGTAATTTTGTCGCCTTGAGCAGTTAAAGAAGCAGTGGCACTCGCACTTGCTGATAAACTTTTAATTCTTGTTGTGGTTGCTGTTATGTTTGCCTGAACAGAAAGACTGGCTTCTGCTGGTGTGAATGATTCCACAGCGGCAGACAATACAAATCCTTGTGAAACAAAATAATTTTCGTCTATGTATCCACCTTCAAGATAAGGCGAATCCATTTGTATGTTTGCTTCTTTAATTTTGTCTGTGCTGGCTGTGAGTGTGAATTGTGCTGATGAACTGCTTTGTGCTCCACCTACTGAAGAGGTGTTGAAGTTTGAATTACCAACAAATATGGGTGTGCCTTGTAGACTTAAATTTACAATATTCTCAAGTGTTGCTTCATTGCCTGCGAACCTGCTGATTGTGAATTGTAATGTGGCAGTTGAATCCAATATGGCTGTGCTGTTCTTTGTGGCAACAGCAGTCACCGTAGGCGTAAATGCTCCTGTGATTGAAACTGATCCTTGTCTGATTGCTCCCACTGAAGATGTAGCACTGGCTTGAGATGTAAATGCCGCTTGATAACTTTTTGTCAAAGTGCCTTGGGCAGTCTGTGTGACTGTTGAATCCATTGATGATGCTCCAGAATGTATTCTTGTCACTGTGCTGGCAAGTGTCAATGTGTTTGACAGTGAGGCATTAATCTGTAAAATTTTAATTACATCTGAACTCAATGTGAACTGTGTTGATACTGTTGCTGACAATTGTTTAATTCTCGTACCTTGTGTGGTGTGTGTGAATGATGCTGACAGTGTGGCGGCACCTTCATGCGTTTGTCCAAATGTGATACTTCCTTCAAAATATCCATCTTCAAAATATCCTGGTATGAAATAATTTTCTGTCTGTGTACAACTTAGAGTGAAACTGCTTGTAAGAGAGGCTGATGCCTCAATAGGATCTCCTTCAAGGTAATTTGCTTCTATATAACCTGCTTCAAAATATCGTGACATAGTTTAATCCTAAGCATCATCAGAAGTTGTGGTAGCACCGTTTGAACCATCAAAGTGTAGCAATAGTTTCGTATAACCATCTGCCGTAAAAGCGGTGTTGGTTGGTGTGAATGCTTGGCTGTATCTTGCCACATTTGACTGTCTCCATTCGTCTAGGTAACCTTTAATTGAGTAAGGACCGCCTGTGAGATAAGAACCTATCTTGTAATCGTTGTTGGTAAAATTGGTGCTGTTGGAAACACTTATTTTTTCTGTGCCGTTCAAATAATATTTCAATGTGCCTGATTTTCTCACAAAAGCAATATGATACCATTGGTTTGTGCTCATGTCATGATTGCCTGACATAATTTGAGTATTACCTGATCTCAGTTTGAATGTGCTTCCGCCAGGCTCAAAATATCCATTTAGTCTGCTGGAAACACCACTTCCTGTGTCAAAAAAGTATCTGCCATACTGACTGGTGAAGTCTGTTGGATAGTAGAAAAATTCTATGGTAAAATCGCCTGAACCTATGTTGAGAACTGTGTGATCAGGATCCACTGACCCTTCACCATCATAATAAGCACTGGTGGCACCAAATTTGGCTTGTGTTGTGCTGAGTTCAGTATTACCGCCAAAAGTTGACACCGTGACTGCTGAATCAGTTCTTGGACCATCATCCAATATCACTGTGCTGTTGTTGTCTCCATCACCGTGTAATAGTAGATGTGTGTGTTCGTCTGCCGTGAATGCTGATGAAGGCACTGTGAAATTTGATGAATATCTTGCGTGACCTTTTGAAACTCTAAATTCATCCACGTATCCTTGACCATCGTATGCTGATGACAATGAATTTTGGAATATTAACATTTCGTCGTGTGCGTAATTGTTTGAGTCTGAATAGGTAGAACCTACCTGTGTGCCATCCACAAATAATCTTGTTGATGCTGACGCTCTGCTCAATGCTATGTGTTGCCAAGCATTGGCTTGTAGCACTGAACCTGAATCAATTGCTGTGGCGCTGTTCACATACAAAAAATATTTGTCTGTGGGGTTGGAATACAACAATATTTTTGCGCCGTTTGAACCACCACGCAAATCCACAGCATTATAATTTGCGGACAATGTTGGCATATACTGCCACCATTCAATAGTGAAGTCGCCTGTGCCAAAGTCTAGAGCGCCATTGTCTGTGACGTCAATGTAATCACCACTACCATCCATATAGATTGATGAACCACCAAATTTATTTTGTGTTGTTGAAATTTTTGTGTCGCCCTCAAGACCAATCTCCATTGAAGCAGATGTTCTTGGACCAAGTGAGGCCGCTGAGCCACTGTTTGCTAAAAAAGATAATCTACTTGCTCCTAGCATTGTGAATACCTCCTATGCTTGAAAGTCAGTTGCTATTGATGTAAAATATGTAGTGCCATCAAAAAAAATAGAAACAACTGAATCATTGGTTAGTGTTTTGTTACCACCTGCGAATTTGTAAGCACCAGTGCCTGAAGCATTACCGCTACCTGACACAATCAATGTGACAGATTGACCTGTTGCCGCATCTGAGAATGCTGGTAAACTTAAACCTGATGATATTGTGACAGATTGAACATTACCGTTTGCCACTGTGAGTGTGGGAGAATCTGTTGAACCCAATGCGTGTACAGTTTCTTTGTAATCTTTCAACTGTGGCGCTAACACTACCTGATCAGAACAATCAAAATTGCCTGTTAAAGGTGTCTCTACTTTGTCATTGTTCAGATTGTTAAAATTGGCATCACCTTCTGTGTGGGTAAGTGCTGAACCTTTGCCTGATCTTGTTACTATTGTTGACATTGTTGTCTCCTTAAATTTTGTTTCTTCTCTACCAGTGCCTTAGAATGCTGTGTATGCCAAGCAATAAGAATGACACTGGTAGGAAACTGTGAAATACAATATCTATTATTATGCTAAAGATATTGATAAGTTGCCAGATGATACTTGGAAAGTATCTCCAGACTCAATCGTTTTAGCAGTTGTGACCGCTCCCCAGAAAAGTACATTTCCAGAAGTTGATGCGTCCATAATTGCCACGTGAGTTATGCTACCCCAAGTTGATGTTGCGGCAGTAAAAGTCACTGTTGCTGAGTTTGATGCTGAACCACCAGAAGCAGAACCAAATGCGATGGTCTGTCTTCCATAAGCGGATCCAGATGTTGTAATTTCATCAGAGATAGTGCCTGCTTCTAAATTAGTTGCGGCATTGCCTGACGTGTTTGTGAACAGAGCAAGATACACGTCACCAGTGTTGAATGAGAATTCAGTAGTGGCTAAAACGTGGTCTAATACCTTGTTTTCTGTATAGTTTGATGCGGCTGACATTGTTGTCTCCTTTTCATTGTTATTGATTGTCTATTTCAAACAGACAATCATTGACTGTCTGATACAATTATTTATCTCAAACCTAAAAAAACCTTAAAAAACCTTGGAAAAACTTAAACGTGATATTCAACAACAACACCACCTGATATACCATTAGTTAGAGCAATAAATGTTCCGCCATTTGGTTGTGATTGTCCTCTTCCACCAGAACCCATAGCAGTCTGAACGGTGCTTGTAGGCGTATTTGTTGCGGCTGAACCACCATATCCACCAAGGGCATAACCATATAAACCACCACCAGGTAAACCTACACTATAATTTCCAGCATTGACACTGGCATTGCCGCCACCAGTACCAGCGCCTGCGGCACCTCCCCAAACTGCTGGTCCTGACACACCGCTACCTGACCAAAAACCTGCTCCTCCAGAAAAACCATTTGGTGAATTTGCGCCATTGGTTGACGTGCTACCATCACTTGTGCCACCATTGGTGCCTGCTGAAACTTGAATGTTTGAACCATTGTTAGCATACAAAATTCTTGTGTATGCCTGACTGCTTGAAGCAGAATATACTGAAACTGGATATTGTCCAAGATTTACAGATAAATTGGTATGTTGTACAACTTCGCCACCACTACCGCCACCACCTGCTGAACCTGTTCCAGAAGTTGAGCCACCATTACCACCTGAACCAATCACTGTGACATCCATTCTCATATATAATCTATTTTCAACAGTTGGATAAATGGTTCCGCTATTTTGTAGTGTGGTTGTTGAATTGGCAAGGTTGTTCACAATGCTTCCTGTTCTGTTTAAATTAAATGTTTGATTGGCAATAGTATTACTATTTTTTGTTAATGTCACTGTGACTGTGGTGTCATTGCCATTATCTTGTAAAGGAAAATATTTTAATTGACTGATGATAGTGTTTAGAGTGCTTTTATATGATGTATAACTGATAGGATTTGTTAGACTGACATTATTTGTGTCTTGTGATATGTATCCCATTCCAGCATTGAACGTAATTGTGTATTGTGCGTTTGGATCTGTGTCAAAATCACTTATATATGGTGTATTTGATGAAAAAATTAAATTGGCTTGATTTGTAGCATAAGTTCTTGTGATATTCATATCTGTCAAATCAATGTCTAAAGGTGAACCTAAATTACAAGTTAAGCCTTTTGCCTGCGTGTTACCTTGCGGTGTTGTCACACTAAAATTTAGTGTAAAGTTTTGATCATAATCAACACCTGGTTCAAAAGATACAGCGTCAAGAGATGTGTTAATTTGTGTGAGTGTACCACTGAATGTTAAAACTTTGGTGCTTGAATTAAATGTTGCGTTTGTGGCAGACATTGTGTCAACAGCATTAGTGTCTGAAGGTGTAATTGTAAGTGAATATGTTCCTGTCCCACCTTGATTAACATAAATGTAATCAGAAATTTTAGGCACATCTGCTAAAGTTGTTGATGTGTCTTCAACGTAATTGAATGTATCTGTCGCATCTAATAGATATGCGTTGTTTGGCGTAACCGCGATAACCGTTGCTTGTAAAGTGAAATTGCTTTGTTGTGCTGATTCACCATATTCATAATTAGGATTTTTAGTAATTGTACAACTTAAAGTGGCAGATGAAACTTTTAATGATGTCAAATCAGGGAAGTCTATAGTACCTGTTGTCCATCTGTGTTCTTGATCATTGTCAAATCCAAATGCGGCTAATCCATCCCTGTCTTTCACAGCGCCTTCCTCTATCAACACATAATAAGTGGTATTGGCATCTATCAAACCTGTTGTGACCAATGTGATCTGATTGCCTGAAATTGTAAGGTTAAGGTCCGTTGAGTCTGATGGATCATATGTTCTTAACAAACTGTCTTCAATACCTGTGTTTGCTGTGCCACCCATATTAGAATGAGAAGTACAATAGTAAAATAAATCTGGACCGCTCTGAGGCACAACGAAAGTTAAAGTGTTGGCACTGGTGTTTCTTGTGACACCAGTTGTATATTCTGTGCCGCCACCGTGTGTGCCGTCTGCTGTGGTTGATAGAGCAAATGGATGTGCTGATGGATATGTGAAAACATAAGTGTTGGTTTCATACAAGTTCAATGTGGCTTGTTGTACACCATCCACATAAAAATATCCTCCTGATGCTGTCACTGTCACATTTATTGTTTGTGGTGATGCTGTGTCTTTAAACAATTTGTATGTGCCACTGGTGCCTGCCAATATTTGTCTGTCGTAGGTGTATCTTATGAATGTGTTGTTGATCACATTGGTGCCACCATCTGTTGGTTCATCCACTTGAATCTGTGGTCCTGTTGAATTGGTTGTGAATGTGCCCAAACCAGTCACAGCAGGATTTGGAAATTTTGAACCTTCTGTTTCTTTTACAAAATCCTGTTCTAAATCAATTGTGTAGGTTGTGCCTGCGGCAAATGTTATGCCTGCGGCAAATGTGTCAATGACGACTTTTTTTCTGTCATTTTTAAGTTGACATTTAGCAATCACTTCCAGTGTTGCTGGGTACATATAAACTGTTGCCATTATTCGTAGTCCTCTATGGTTACTGCTGATGATGAAGCAGGTATGGTTGCGTGAACATTGCCAAGGTTATCTTTAATAACAGCATTGCCTGAACCTTTTTCAATTGGTCTGTCAAATATTTGTACAATTCCTGTGTCGCTTGGTGAACCATTTGTTATTGTGGCTGTTGGTGCTTCAGGTCCTGGATCTGTCACAAACGTGGCAGTGGTTGTGTCTGAGATGCCAGCAAATTGTAAATCAGGACAACCAGCATTCACAATGGCTCCTGCTGATATGTTCACATAATAAGTGGTGTTGGTATCCAAATCCACTGTGGGATTCAAATACACCGTGTCTGTTTCAATCCAGAACAATTCATTGATCTGATTGTCTGTGAATGTGTGTGCCACATTGAACACTTGATGCGTCACAGCACCAGTCTTGTAGAGTGTGATGGTGCCTGATGTGCCAAATGCTATTGAATCACTAAATTTTAATCTTATTTCAGTCTGTGTGTCTACGTCTGAAAATTCATTTAATGAATTGTTGGCACTGGTCACAATTAATATTACAAAATCCATACTTGCCACAGTGAAGTTTAGATTGTCTGTTTTGATGATGGCATTGTTGCCCAATGAATGATTACAGTCTGTGATATCTTCCACAGCGAACACAATGTCTGCTGGTGCTATGATGTAATGGTCTCTGCCCAATACTGCTTTGCTTTCTATGTTGCTGTATATCACTTGTTTTTTATTTAAAGGATTCACAACACCTGTGGATGCCGCAATGGTTCCTTCTGACAGGTCCGTTAGAGCATTCATTATGGATATTGTGCCTGAACCAACTTTTACTTCTTTGTCAAATTGTAGTATCAACACACTTTCAGGACAAATTGTGCCTGTGTCTTGTGTGATTGTGAATGTTTTGTCTGTGGCTGTGTCCGCATTCATTGTGGCAATGAATGTGCTGATGTTGGTTATCTCCACGTCCTTGTTTTTGGTACACAATGTTGGTGGATTGGTCGTGTTGGTATAAAATTTAAATGGTGTGGTTTCTGTAAATTGTTTGGCAAACAAAAAGGTGTCAATATTACACGCACCTGTGCTGGGTGTTGTTGGCGATGTGCCTGCGAATGAATATGCTGAGGTTGTGTAAGCAGGTGTATTGAAGTTCCAGGTTGTAGAACCTATTTCTTCTCCCACTGCGTCATAGTCTGTGGCTGTGTCTGAATAATCTGTGCCACAATCTTCATATCTTTTGGTTTTGCCTGTTATTTCTGGTGAAACAAAATCACAATATGTCACAACACCTTCATCCATTAAGATGTAGTAGTCTGTTTTTAAATCTCTGTTGCTGAATCCAATTGCCAATGCGTTGTTGTTAAGAGTAAAATCACTTGCGTTGCTTGTGGTGTTTTTAGTTTCAACCAATGTGCCATCACTTTTGTACAATTTAACATTTTTGTCTGAACCCAAACTTAAAGCGCCATAAAATACGTTGGCTGTGGAATCTGTTGCTGTTCTTCCATACAACACATAATAATCTCCTGTGATAGGTGCTTTGTCACTGGTATATTCGCCTGTTGAATCCAAATGTGTTGTTCTGTCTGGTGGATAACGATCCACAATGTTTAATTTTGGTGATACAGGTGCCACTGTGTATTTCTCAATTTCTGGAACCCAAGCAGATCCATTCCAAATCAAACCATCTCCTGCTTCTGGTGGTGTGCCTCCTGCTGAAAATAGATTGGTATTGACTGTGACTGTGACAGCGTCAGCACTCTGAGTGGCTGTGACAGCATTACCCACAAAATTAATTTCTGCTGGTGTTGATGTGAGTGTGGTACCTTCGTCTTTAACTGTGATATTGTTGCCTGCTCCAGGTAATGGGTCTGAACCTCCTATGTCAATTTTTCCGTTGGTAGCATCTTTGATTAGGTCCGCCATTCTTTGGAATAAAGACTTGTTGCCTGTCATACCTGAAAAGAAACCATCCAGTTTCAATAATAGTTCTACCAATGAAAGAGCACCCAACAGTCTGCCCAAAGTGCCACTGTTGACATCTGTGTTATCTCCTAAGGCATCTGGCACTTGTTCAGGTGTGTAGTCAACCAACCCTGATGGTGATGTGAAAGGTCCTGTGGTTGTTGAATTAACACCTCTTGTTTTAAAAAAATATTGATCATTTGCCAATGCGTCATAATCCAATGTGACTGTGGTTCCTGATGAGAACACACCTCCGTTGGCAGGACGTTCTGTGGCAATCAATTGATATGATCTGTTTTCGTCTCCTGTGACACCTACATCTGTTGTTCTCCAGAATTCTATTGCTTCAACCAATCCTGTGGGTGATCCACAAGTGATTTCAACTCTTGGTCTGCTGTCACTTTCAAATTTTGTAACCTGTAAATTGCTTGGCACACCAATTGAACCTATTGTGATGATTCCATTGGCATCTGTTCTTGTGAAACGATATAAATCTGCTGTTGAATACACATTGGCATCATATTCCAATGCCACCATCTTCATTGTTAAGGCACCATCTGCGTCTTGTGTTTCCTGTATGCTGATGATTCTAAATACTTTTGATGTGAAACCCAGTCTTGAATTGGTAACATCTATAAGGTCACCTGCTTTTAAATTGATGTATGTGAAATCTGTTTCAAAGTCTATCACAAGATTGACTCTGCTCTGTTTTAATTCAATGATACCTAACAGTTGTGCCTGTATTGGTTCATTGATTACATCATATGTGAGTTGAAGTGTGTTGTTTTCTTCATTGCTGTTTCTGTCTGATGCTGGTATTTCAACTGTGACAAAGTCTGCTGTATCTCGTATGTCCCTGTTGGGGAACTCCACCTTGACTTTGTTGTAAAGGTCTCTTAAACCTGTTGAGGCAACATTTATATTGCCTATAATATTTGAATCTGTGAATGATGCTGTGGATGTGCCTGCTTGATTGATTGTGACACCCCATTTACCTTCGTGTATGTCATATTTCAAATAACTTGCGGCAGATGATGCCACTTTTTCTATGTTTTCCATAACTGGTCTGGCTGTGTCCAGCAAACCATTAATCTGATATCTGTCTGCGAGTGTTTGTGCTCCAGTGCCTTGATCATCGTATGCCACACCAGTGTCTGAATATGTGTTCAATGCTGTGAGGCTGGTCTGATCAATGTAATTCTCGTGTATGCCAGCACCGTATGTGGTGTTGGTCATATAATCAAACAATACATCACCAGGTTTCTTCATATCATTGTCAATTTCAAATTCAAAATTACCCAGTTGTGTCAAACCTTTATCTCTGTTGTAATTGATTTCAACCACAGCAAATAGTAAGTTTGTCATTTGGTGTGTTGTACTGCCCCAATTAGGCATTACAGAATAAGCATTGGGATAAGAAGCATTTGTATAACCATCTGGTATGCTTGGTGTGCCTGAACCTCCAGCATAACAATATATTTTTACCAATCCTGCCAATGATGTGTCTATGCCTGTGGCACTGACACCAACTGATGCCACTGTGAATCCATCAGAAGCAAAATTAACTTTTTGTTTGTTAAGATACACATCTTTGAATGTGTATGTGCTACCTGATGAATCACTCAATTTGGTTGATGTTGTTTCAGACAGTGTTAGACAGAATGTCATTGTCTGATTGTTGTTGGTCATATGGGCATCTGTTATAATGCCTCCAAAAAAGGCTGAACCATATAGAACAGGTATCTTGTGATCTGTTGCTGGTGGTAGTTGTAGTCTTACACCTTCATCAATGTTGGCAACTTCGTCAATGTCGTTGTCTTTGTTGACATTACGATTTAATTTAAAAACAAGATAGGCAAGTGCCGCTGTGGTAACCAATGTGCTGGCAGTTTGATTGCCTTTAAAAAATGTTTTTGCTTTGTTGCCAAAGTTTTTTATGCCATCAAGAAAACTCATTAATTGGGTGCTCCAAAGTTGAAGTTTGATTTCGCCAATGCTGGCACTCTGTCAAATGATTGATCACCAGGATAAAATTCTGCTTGGTCAATAGGATTTGTTCTTCTGCCAGACACTTTGTTGTTCAATTGGTCAATGATACTGGTTGCTGTGAGTGTGATCACAACAGAACCATCTGATCCTGCGAGATCATCTGCTATGTTAAAATTATTCACAACACCTTTGAACTTGCCTGCTGGGTTGCCTGTGATTGACAACAATGCTGATGTCTCAGCATTAAAAAATCCTCTTGTGATTTCTATTTCAGAACCTTTTATTTTTTGATCCACAATGTCACTCACATTGCCTGATGGTATGCCTGATATAGATATGCTCAGTTCTTGCTGTGCCGCTCTTAAATTGCTGGTTGTGTTGCTCACTGACAACAATTCACCTATGCCTTGATAGGTTGTGCTACCAATGGTGTAATTGATGTGGTAATCTGAAAATGTAAGTGTCTGATAACCAGGTATCGTCAACTTTACAAATAAATTGGTTTGAATATGTGTGTAGGAAGATAGATTCAGTGCCATTATATTGCCTCAACAAATATAAAAGGTCCGCTCCAACTTACTTGGTCATAACCAAATATTTTGTAGTTGGGCCATTGAACACAAATTACGTCCCAGGTAGCATTTGTCCCAATCACCAAATTATAACTTGCTGTGGCATCCAGTACGGGTCTATGAACACCTATAACTGATGTGGCTGATGTTTGATCGTTGGTGACTGAATAAACTTTACCTGTTGAACCTAATTGAATGTAATCACCTTTTTTTAATCTAAAATTTGTGGCATTTGTGTTTGTATTCACTGTCAATGATGTTGAACCTTGTGTTGCGGCAACATTCACCGTGCCTGTTTGACCAACAGTGCCTACCAATCCAGAAATGTAAGATTGTGGTATGCTGATTTGTCCTGTTGATACTCTGTCCAATGTTTCCATATCTTGTATGATTGAACGATATTCTGTATAACTTGGACCATCAGGCAGTCTTACTTCAAACTCCCATACCTGTCCACCAACAGATGTTGTTTTAATCACACCTGATCTGCTTTGTGTTTGTGAAACTTTTCTTCTCTTGTTGATGCTTAAAGTGGTTGCTCTGTCAAATACTTCTTGGTATGCTGTTGTCATTGTTATTACCTACTAAATTGTGGCAAACTCTGTCTGCCTGTTTCTGATACTGCGAACAAGAACTGTGGATCTCTTGCCAATAGTTCTTGGAATGATGCGGCATCTACTGCGTTTATATTGTATGTGACTTGACTGCCCATTAATGGTGTGACATTGGCTGGTCCTGTAATTAATTCTGGTCCTCTTTCTCCTGCGATACCATATTCTCCTCTGCCTATCATACCGCCATCTCCTTTGAAACCCACAAACTTACCAAGACTTGAAGCAACTGAACCCAACACATCAAACAATCCTGGTGAGTTGCTTCTTGCTCCAGCACCACCAAATATTCTTGCGAACAGTTCTTGTATTCTGCTTCTTAACAATGTTGTCAATAAGTCATTGATTAAATCTTTGAAATTAAACTTGCCTGTTTTAACAAAATTAACAATGGCATCTTCCATACCTTGTGTGGCTTGTTCAAATATTCTTCTTGCCTGTTGAGCACCGTTTGTGGCATTCTCAACATATTCACGCATTGCCTGTTCCCAACCTTCAGAAAAGTCTCTCTGTGTTTGTCTTGTTTCTTTGGCTATTTTTTGTTGTGCTTCAATTAATGCTTTGGTGTTTTGATCAACTTCATCCAACAAATCCTTAATTTGTTTATCGTCAACACCTTCAGTCTGTGCCATTATTCTTTTTTTGATTGCGTCTGCGTTTTTTTGTTCTTGTATTTCTATTTTTTTTAATACTTTTTCAAATCCTCTGTAATCATTAAGTGTGGCATCCAACTCAAGTTCACCTTTTGTCTTTTCAAAATCTTCTCTAATTTTTTTCTGTAATTTTAAAATTGTCTTACTGATTTCTTCTGCTTTCTTCTTTGTATCATCTTCTGTTTTGTCAGAAATGATGATACTAACTTCACTCATTTCTTCTAAATTTTTATTAGTTTCTTTTTGAATCTTGTTAAATTCTTCTTGTGCTTTTGTGGCATCTGATGTCTTGTTGAAATAGTAAGCAAGAGCACCACCTGCCGCTAATATACCTGATATAATTTTGATGAATGGATTTCTGCCCATTACCACATTGAGCACACCCATTGCTGTGGCTGTGGTTCTAATTGAATTTGCCAGTGTTAAGAACAAGGCAGTCATTTTACCAATTGCTAAGGCAACAAATGCCGCCTTCACAGCGTCAATGTTTTCTTTTAAGAATTTTATTACTGTGACTGTGCCTTGTATGGCAGTGGCTAATCCTGCTCCAATTGATTCTGCGAATTCTTCTAATACATCTGCGTTCTCTTCAAAAAACTTGTTGAGGTCACCCAATTGAAACTTTAATTCATCAAAAAATCCTTCTGCTACCTGTTTCTGGAAGTTAAAGAACTTGTCTCCCAACATTGAAATTGTACCTTCCAATGTGTTGGCAAATTCGTTTGTGGCATTACCAAATCTACCGCCTTTACCAAATACTTCTTCAAATCTTTTGATGGTTTGTTCAATGGATACTTTGGCTCCTTCTTCAAAGCCAAGCATTGACCTTACGCCCCGCTCCCTGAATATATCAGCACTTGCTATTCCGCCGCTGAACGCTCTTTGAATTTGTTCACCAGTGGTTTTGAAGTCCAGACCTGTCACCGCCGCCACGTTACCAGTAATCTGTAATAGATTGTTTAGGTCGTCTGCGTCTTTGGCAACAACTGCCAGGTTGCCTGATGCTTTTTCTATCTCTTGTAGTGAGAAAGGAACTTTGGATGCGAATTTTGTAAGGTTGTCAAATGCTTTGGCACCTTCTTCTGCTGATCCAAACAAGAACTTGAATCTTAATCCAAGGTTTTCAACTGATGACCCAACATCCACAAATGATTTGAGTAATTTACCAACTCCAACTGCCGCCAATGCCGCACCAACAGATGCTACTGTGGCTTTGAATGCTGATAGATTATTCTGTGCCTGTTTGGTATCTACGTCTACTCTGTACCTTAAATCTGCCATCCTCTACTTCCTTTTTAAGATGATTTTAACCAATGCTTTTATGAATTCACCAGTGGGTTTGCTCATACCTTGGGGTGCCTTCTTTGAATATCCTTTATCTAATCTTTTGGCATAAGGATAATCAGCACTGATTGTTCTTTTATTTACCAATTTTGTTCTTCGTCTGGCTGTTCCGCTTCTTTTTGGTGTTTTTTTCTTAAAGAAATCCATTGCCGCTTGTGGCACCATTCCTAATCGTGAATTGATCCTTGATACAGACGGTGAAATCCTATCATAAACTTTCTTAATCGCCATCTTTGTTCCTCACTTTGTCCATCATTTCTTGTAGTTTGCCTACAGGAACCTTTGGAGCAGGCATATTGCCCTTGCCTGCTTTTGCTTGAGCCACTTCAGACTGGTATTGTTCCCAAGCAGTGGCAGTGTTTATAATATGTATGTCAAATGTATCCGCTTCAAATAGTACCTTACTTGGAAGAGCGGAATACCTTTGTGCCAATGCGTCAATCAACAGAATTTGACGTAGATTAGAACTGTTTGGTGTTAAATCTACTTCTGTGACTTTCCCAAGCCTTCTACAACCACAGTCACAACCTTCATCAACACATTGTTGGGCAGTGATGTTTCTTTGGTTATGATGGGTTTACCTTCCTTGTCCATAATTAAACCTGTGACAGCATCCAATACAGATGTGTAATTGTCTTTGTCCACTGATGCCAACTTCATAAATTGGTCAATGGGTGTTCTGTCCCAAGTGTAAAATTCTAATGCTTCACCAAACTCTTTGACAGTGTCTTCGTCGTCCAGTGTTCTCTTGATTAATTGTGGTTTAGTCGCTATCTTTGATAGTTCCATTTTGATCTCCTTTTCTTTCAATCAGTTTGTTTGCCAGCATCACTAAAAATTTTAATCTGCTGGTTGCTTTTTCTATGTCTGCTCTGGCACACTTTATTTCATTGGTTGCCTTGGCAGATTCCGCGATGATGGATTGGTATAATTCTACTTCGTTCTTTGAATCAAATAAGTCCATAAATCAATTTTATTTATTGTGTGCCAGAGGGCGGTGTACGCCCTCTGAACAAATGTGTTTATTAAGACACTGTGTATTCGCCATCCACTGTTAAAGTGATTGGTGAAACCCACACTGGTGCGTCTGCTGATACCGTAGGTGCTAAACCTGTAATGTATCCTGAGCCAGTCACAGTTTTACCTGTAGTGCCACCATCTGTGTCACCAAAGTATAGACTGAAACTAACTTTTGTTTTGTTTTTAGACAGATTGAAAACACCAAAGTACGTCGCACTGTTGGTATCTGAATCTGTGCTATCACCAAAAAATACTGTTTGGTCCAAAACAATGTTCATCGCGAGACTGTTTGTTGATGTTGTTGCGATTTGTTTTTTCGCTGTCGCATCAAGTTGAGTCCACGTGAATACATCATTAGCATTGTTCACGGTTACGTCTTGTAAAGCAGGCACACTTAAACCAGTGTCAGAACCGTTTGACGCTACTGTCACTGACAGTGTCGCTTGTACGCCCGTAACACCTGGTGCTGGATAGATATAAGCCATATCTCTTCTCCTTTTAAGTTATTGTTATTAATCTTACAGCAATCTCTGTAATCAGTAAATCGCCTTGATAACTTTGATTCACATCACTTTCGCGTCTATGTACTCCAGACACTGTGGTAATGTTCTTCGCGTTCTTCAAATCGTTTACCAATGTAGTATAATTGGCTGGTAGACTTTTAGCATCTGATGAAAAGTAAATGATGACTGATTGTACTTTATTATTCAAATGAACACCGTCCAAAGCAGTTATGACAGGATCTTCCGTTATGTTTGGTTGATCCACGTATAATGTTTTGGGGTTTGTGATATACAGGAGTTGTCCAGATGCCGTGTAAGGCAAATTTGAACTCTTTGAGTATGTTCCCAAACTGAGTGTGTCAATATAATTAAGCACTTCTGTTCTCATTATCTAACCCTCTTTAGATTGTATTGTCCTGGTTGTTTTTCCGTTGACTCCACATTGGAATCATTGTCAAAATCATACCAGTCACCTGCTGTTATCAGTTCCTGAAACAGGCTTTCTGCCTTGTTGGCATAATAACCCATCTTTTGTCTTTCTGCGTTGTCCTCATTGCCAAAGTCAGCAATTTTAGGCAGAATGAAATCAGCAAGAGCCGTGTACACACATAAGTCTGTGAAGTCGTTGGTTCTTCCTAATATTCTGCTTGAGTCCACAGCAGGAATGTCCGCTACCGTGTTGATAGCAGTGGCACCTGATTGGCGGATGTAATACTCTCTCCACCAAGACGATGAACGGACCTTTGTGAGAATCCGTTCAGTCGCCCTGATTAAAAGTGTTTCTACTGAGTCATCAGTCAAGCCTTCATTGGCTTCAAAAAGTCTCTGATCTTTTTCTTTGACATCTTGAAACTCTGCGAAACTAATCGTCACGCCATTTTCTACTATAAAGGCCATATTACTGATCTCCAGATTATGCCGCGTTACTTACGATTTTAACACCGTGAGTATTCTGAAGTATTGCTTGTCCACAAACTGCTGACATCATAATATCAGTTGAACGTGTACTTGCTTTATCCTCAGATTTTAGCGTTACACCACCTCTCATTGCGTGTCCAATTGCTGTTGAGGCAAATACGCCACCAACTGCGTTTAGAGTTGCGTCAGCGTCTGTATCTAAATCTTGTTTAACAAGTGAAGATTCAAAAACTTGACAACCCGCAAATGTACCTAGGTAGTATTGTCTTAAAATTGAAGAACCAATTTCAGAAGCAGTTGTGCTGTACACACCACTGTTTCCTGCTAATGATTTTTTCAATTGTACTGCTTGTTTAGGCGAAACGATAGCAGTTAAAGGTCCAACAATTTTGTTGTCTCTTAATTCTGCTACTGCGTCTAAGATGTTGTTGACAGTTAAGTCAGCGTCTTCAGTTCCAACTGATTGCGTGAATGAATTGAACAATGCGAATACATCGTTATCCATTTTTTCCGCAATCGCTCTACCTGCGTTCTGACCTAAGTCTGCGATTACATCTCTTTGTGCTGAATCTCTTAAAAAATCAGTCACTTGGAAATATGTTCCAATTTCCGCCAATGTTATTGTTGCTGAAGTTGTGTTTGTGTCAGCGGCACTTGGTGCTGTACCTTCTGTTAATGCTGACGCAGAAACGGAACTGTACACGGGCACCTGTAAAACTTTTCCTGTATTAGCAGGGAAGTCAAATGAAGTCACAACTTGACGAGCGATTGAATTCTCGTAAGCCGCAAATTGAGCCTCTGCCAATAGATTAGTAAAAAGTTCTGAGTTAATGGTTGTATTATTAGCCATCGTATTACTCCTATTTGGTTTGTGTTAAAGTTAAAGACTAATTCTGCTTCTGTATCTTTTTGTACTCAGCAAATTTAGCCCTGTCAGATGCTTTACTCATATCCAATTTAGTAATATCAAATGAATTGTCAACTCCTACGCCGTATGATGATTTAGTGTTGGTTGTGTTGGCTGTTGGTAATTGAAAATGTTTATTTTCGTTTAACCAATTCATAACCAAATTATCCACCCCTAATGGTGTACCTGAATCGCTGTATTGAACAGCACCGTTATTGTCAAGCACCTCTACATCACCAGTGTCATTAAGTCTGACTCTGTCTTGGAGTAATTGTTTAACCTGCTCTGGATTGACTGAACGGTGTTTAGCCGCCGCATTCAATAGAGGAGCATTAACTTTGTACTCCTTGATCACTTGATCCCTTCTTTGGATCTCAGCATCTTTTTTAGCGGCAAGTTCTTGTAGGGTTTTTTCAAATTCACCACGTTTGATTTGTTGTTCTTGTTGACGCTTTTCAGCCTCTGTTTTCAACTCTTTCAAATGTGTTGGATCTCCCAATTCTTCATAAGGTTTTAGAACTTTACGTGTGACAGATGTTTTTAATCTTGCCATCATATCGTCCACTTCCTTCTGCGAATAAGACTTTTCCGCTGGTGCCTGATTTTCTACAGTTGGTTCTGTTTGGGCATCAGTCGCCTCTGTGTTTGCCAATGTGTTTTCTGTATGGTCCATTGTTGTACCTCGCCTCCTATTTAGAGTTAATTTATTAACCACTTTAAGTGATTTGTAGTATTTATGTCTACCTTTAAAACCTAATGCTTAATTGAATGTTTTTGATTGTTTCTGGCCCTTGCTTGGGTAAGAATGTGTAGATCCTGTTGTATCAATATGGGAACAGGTGTTGAATAGCCTTGGTAGTTGGGATGACTGTATAACCATTCTTCATCTGTGCGTGCCTGGTTCAGTCTTGCGCCAATGTTGATTAATCTTTTGGGTGATGCGTCTTTGTGTATCCACATTCTTGCCACACTGTCACCCAGTGGTGTAATTTTGTGTTCGCCACGCCATCTACAGACATCTATCTTCTGTGCTTGCCAATATGCCTTGCTGTAAGGACACACTGACACGATGCTGGCAAAATATTCAGACCAATTAACGTCTTGGTTTTGGTTTTGGTTTGCCACGCCCTTTTTTGTTTTTGTTTTTCTTTTTCATTGTTTTACCTATGTTATGATATTCTTCTATGTCTTTCTTAGACATCATTATCTTTATTCCTCTGTTGGGTTAAACAGTCTTGCCAACTCAGGATGTGTGTCTTTGATTTGCTGATCTGTATAACCTTCAGCAACCATCTGTCTAAGATGTGCTACCATATCGTCTATTGATTGAACTGGCGGATGTTCTGCCAAGTTGATTGGTTTTGGTGTGTCGCTTGTGCCCTCTAAATCTACTTCTAACCAATTGGCAATTTCTTTGTCTATGTGTTGTATCAATTCAGGTGACGTTGATGCCTCTTTGGCAGTTTTTAATTGTTGTATTTCTGAACTTGTATCTCTGATGTTGAATGATCCAGGATAATCAATTGTGCCCGTCCATTCATAACCTTGATATTCACACCACAGTTTCCACATTTGTTCTTCTGCCAATTCCAAATTGTCTGCTTTCTCTGAAAGTTTGGCATTCAACAATTGAAACTCTGTCTCCATTGCTACTCCAGAAATAGTTTTTGCCTCAGTGGCTCTGACTGCTCCTGTGTTTGCCATTTTGTCAATGGCAGTGATTGTGTGTCTAATGCTTTCGTAAATGCTGGCAATGTTGCCTCCTGAAAACTCTAATGCGTATGGTTTCAAACCAGGATCCAAGTTGTCAGGCATTTCTATCAATGAACCAGGGCCTACTCCTGCGTTGGTTTCTTTTGATTTAACCAAACTTGGATGTGAGTCCATAGCAATTGCCTGTTGTACTTCTGATGTTGAGTTGTAAATAAATTTTTGTGCGTCAGCAATATCTGAAATGTCTGATATACCAATGCCTCTGAATGTAGAATGTTTGTTGTATGCCAACACACAAGGAATCTTGCCCAAACCGTTTGGTTGTTCCTGTTCTTCTATCACTTCATTCTTTTTAAGATCCACCACAGTGGTTAAAATTCTATCTGGATACCATTTCTTCACAGTTCTCACATCACCATTGACGTCTTCCAAATATTTGATGTATTCCAATTGGTATCTGCCGTTGCCTTTGCGTTTAAAATCCCAGTCCAACACCATAATAGGATTGATGATAGAAAGATAAGGTCTTGAACCTGCTTCTATCTCATCTGCCCTTGTTTGTGCGCCTACGTCTGGCTTGGTGACAAAAATCCAGCAGTGTCCAAACACTGATGACCAAGTTGAAACATCTTTCATAAATTGATTCAGGCTTTTGCCTTCAAAATCTGCGTCTCTGATAAAGTCTTCTAACTCTGGTGCGTTCTCAATAGAGCCATAATCTCTTGTGGGCTCTTGTCTAAATAAAAATGAATTGTACACTGATATGATTGAAGCACAATGGTTTTCTAAAGGTGTATTTTTTAACCTTTGTTGAAATTCTGCGTTGGTTTCCAATTGATACCTAATTAAATTTTGTGCTCTTCTGTATTCTTCACCACCTATGTAAGATTCCAATAGATATTTCCATTGTTTGTAATAGGTGTCATACAGATGATTACCGCTTATCAGTGCGGCTATTTCTGATCGTAATGTTTCTGTTATGTTCATTGATTGCTACCTTATTTGTTGAAAGTTTCCAATTTTTTGTCCCCATCTTTCAGGCACATACAGTTCCTGATTGCGTTGTAAAGGAAAAATAAATGCTACACAATAAGAAATGGCATCAAACATATGATCAAAGCCACTGTCTTTGTCAGGCACTTGGGTACCTGGTTTGAAACAATATTTTTCCAGACTTTCTATGCTGTATTTACACCTTTGAGACACAAACAGGTGATTTTTACTGTCTGCTGATCTCAATCTGGCGTTGAGGGCATTGATTCTGTCTCTTACAGGATCGTGTCTGCGTGGTGCTTTCACATTGAACCCTGCGTTGGTTAATATGGTAAAGTCTGTGTGTCCATTTGCTGATGTCTTCCTGGCGGCGCCACTTGGATCAGGATACACAAAAACCTTGCTGGTTGGATATCTGCGTTTTATTTCCTGTGCCAACTCATCTGTGTTGGATGAATACATCTGTATTTCGTCTATGATGTATAAATCCTCGCCTTCTCTCACCATAATGGCGGCATTGATGGGTGCCACGTTGAAGTCCATACCAATATAGATAGTTCTTAAATCAGCATTGGGTAATTCTTTAATGTTTTGGTCTCTGTCAAATGCCCAAGCAACCTGATCACCAAATGATTCAAATGTGGCATTGAATTCTTGATTGAATTGCTTTTCTGACATCTCCTGTTTGGCTTGTTCAATCTCTTCTTTGGGCACAAAGCCACCTTGTAGTGTGGTGAACTGCCAACTCTTCCAATTGTCTGGATCTTCTTTCTCTCTGTTGTAAAGATCAAATGTCCAATTGTTCTTTCCTAAAGGTGTAGATATAAACAACACACCCCCTTGCGAATCTGCCAGTGCTGGTCTGATTACCTCAAACCAAGCATCTGCCTGAACCTGTGCGGCTTCATCTATCACACAATAGGAAAGTTTGATACCTCTCAATGACTGAAAGTTGTCAGCACCCTTGAGAGCAATTTCTGTGTTGTTTTTGAGTGTGACTGAAAGTTCTGATTCATTTATTTTTCTTACCCAATTGAGATCCAATAATCTTTGCTTTAATTCTTTGAAAGCGATCATCTTTGCCGCTCTGTATGAGGATGTCACATACCAAATCAATCTGTTGGGTTCTTTGGCTTGGTAGCACATCTCTCTAATGGCAAGAAATGTTTTGCCCATACGTCTACCACCAATAACCACTTTGAATCTATGGTCGTCCTGTGCCACCTGTTGTTGTATTGAACTTAATCGCATCTTAATGCCAACTTGACCTGAAGTGCCTGGTGTTCTCTCAACATCTGATTGAACTTCTTCTGTAGTTGGGCAAATGCCTCTGTGTGTTGTATCATCAATTCAGAAAGATTCTCATTCTGTTTCACAAGATTGGTTATAATTCTGTTCTGTCTTAGTAGGTCCACTTGACACTGGTTCAGCATCGCTAATGGATCAAAGTCTGGTGATATCATCTATTGCTCCTATGTAGATATTTATAGGAACCGTGTGATTATAATACTATTTTAGATTGTTTTTGAGATATGCGGCGTATGCCAATAGAAATATGATTATACAATAAAAAATAAATCCAGTCATTAAAATTTTACTACTCCTCTGGCTTCAGGATCTATCTTAAATTGTGTTGCCGCTTCTTCTGTGAACGTAAATCCTGTTGTCTTACCATCTCTATATATGCTTATACCTTCTGGCAAGTTAAGAAAAAAGGGTGCTGATCCAACTAATATTTCATCATCTTTTACAGATATTGGTTTAGAATAACACCAAGTCTTATCACCAAAACTTAACATTGGACTGATATGCTTACTGCCGTAAGTTAGATATTTCTTTTTCAACTTGTAAGATGGTATTTTATAAACTACAATCACATCACCTTGTTCTTGTGCGTGTTTAATGAATGTCACCCTACGGGCATATGTATCATTGCCTGACAAAAATATTTTATCTGTATATGTGTTGCCTGATTGCGGTTGTATCGCACCTGTTTTTTGTATTTCTTCATAACCTTTTTGTGTGGTGCCGTGATAGAAAAATCTTGGCATTATGCCTCCTCCAATTCTTCATTATAATCTTTTTCATAATAATACCATACAAAAAATTTAGTATTAAAAATTTCCCAAGCAACATCGTCTGGACAACCTTTTGCGTGAGTATCCATTAGCGGACATCCTTCTTCGTGTTTGGTCTTACAAACTGCGTGTAGAACTTCGTGTAGCACAATCGCAACCAGGTCCTTCCGTTGTGTGGTGCTGGCAGGAATCCATATGTAATTGCCTCCCATACGAGCACTACCTAACACATTCTTACATCGCTTTACCGTGTCAGTGATTCTAACTTTGATGAAAGGCAAATCATAACCTCTATCATATCGTGCTTCATTGATAATGTTCATCACTTTGTCACGCAACAATTTGGTATCCTTGTTCATTGTTCTGTCTATGTGTTTTTTTGATTTCAACATTATGCCTCCTCAACCTTATTTTTATAAGCAGTTGCTAATTTATCAGACAGTTCAACACAGATTAACTTAATTTCATCAATCATAGGTGTTCCAATAAACCAATTTGTTTCAATACCTCGTTGAATATCTTCTTGTTCTTTAAGATCAATTGCTTGTTTTAACAATGTCTGGTCTATTACATTATTAGCATACTTTGATTTAGGTATATTGTAATAATCTACAAACCAGTTATAAAATCTTAATTTCTCACTCATCCTATGCCTCCTCCTTTTGTTTAACTGGCTTAATAACTTTTCTAAGCATTTTAATCAAATCGCTATTCAATTCCAAATCTGCGGATGACCAACCTGCCCTTTGCGTTGCGGTTCTATTATATTGATCAACACATTCTATAAATTCTGGAACCTTTTTGTTGTTAGGGTCTAGTAGTGTTGGTGATTCCATATCCCATATCATTTTGCCCATTAATTCTAGGATTGTGCCATAATATGTGCCTTTGC